ACATTATTAAACATAGCGAATCACTCCTCTCACTTACCCCTATAATATACCATTGTTTCGACAACAAGTCAAGCGTTTTTTATGAAAAAAGTGGGCCTTCATGCCAATAATATTCTGCATTATTCATGTCAACAAACTGCATAAACTTATCTCTAATGGTAGACATATCACGTTCATATGGCGATATGTCTAAAGTAGTAATCTGTTCATACATTTCGTTTGTATATCGTTTGTCATCTGAGGTATTGAACTGTTCAACTCCAAAGAATTTGTAAACAGTCCAATCCCACTTTATTACATCACCATCGTCATGTATCATAAGTCCTAGTGTGTGGCCACGATACTCTTCCTTTGGTTCAAAGTCTCTATATTTTGCGTAGAGCATTCTGGATTTCTCCTGTAACGTAGTCAAAACTACATTCGTTAGCTTGGTACAGAATACCAATTCCACCTTTACTTATCCATCTGTCGATGTTTGATGGTTTGTCATCCACCAGAATATTAGGTGTTCCATCCAACTTGTCAGTTGCATACTTCTCTTTCATACCAGTGAAAATCAGTTTGTCGATAGAGGGCAACCAACCCTTATCAGTCAACCATACTCGTTTCCAATAGGCAGAGTTATCTCGATCACCAGTTAGTGGTGAAGAGCAGATTCCCCAATCACCTGTAGAACGAGCAAAGTCTATCAGTTTTTGTGATGTAGGGAATACATCTAGGGTATTGAAGAAGTCAGTTCCACGCAACTTTGCGATTGCCTTCTCTTTATCCTGTATCATCTTCCAATGATCTTTACCGAACTTTCGGGCGAACCCATTAAAGAAGTCAGCAATCACTCCATCCATATCCAAATATAATGTCATATTATTTACCTTTCACTTTCTGCCGCATGGCGGCCATCTTATTGTAATCTTCTAACCACTTTAGTGGCGACTTAATTGTTTGCGAAACACTCATCTTTACTTTGTGTTCCCGAAACTGTCGTTTCAGTTCCTTTGCAACCTCAGTTCCCAAGAACCGTGAAATCAGTTTTACCAGTGTCTTACGAAATGGTAAGTCGTGGTGCATATGTCCAGCAGTGTGTGCAAGTTCATGTAACACAACCCACTTGTTCATTCCACATGAAGGTTGTAGTGCAACCCCACGATATGATGCCTGTCCAGCGATACGAGCATTGTAGTTTACCGTTTTCATAATTCGCAGAGCAGGGCTAGATTGTCCTTTCCCTTCTGCAGCAAGTGTTTGGTATGTCTTAGACTTGACTACACGATTGTAGAACTTGGCAATCTCTTTTTCAGTCATAGACTGTTTGCATTCTGGAAACTTGCGTTCTGTCGCCCACTCAGATTTGTAGACTTTGTTGCGTCCACTATCTACATAAGAGTTCTGGAGGCGTCCAGTTTTCTGTTGTTTCAATTTCTTTGCAACATAGTTAGCATACTTGTTTGCAAGGTCGTTACCCATCTTGTTAGTAGCAAGGGCAGCCTTGTAAGCATCATATGCGTCTTGAGTTCCTACAAAATTAATCATTATGCAGCCTCTCCAAATAGTTTACCCATACCTTCGTACACAACATTGTATGCATTTACTTCATAACAATAGTGTTCAAAGAATTCATCATCATCATCAAACCGACCTGCAAGGTGTTCTTCCCAACAACGGTTCATTGCGTACATACCTTCAAGACAGTCACCACGACCAAAGTTGGTCATTGTTTTCCATGCCTCATCAAAGGTAGGAACGTCAACATAAAAACTAGGAATACGAAACATATGATTCTCTCTTTCTCTCTAACTTACATATTGATCATACTTGTTTTTACAACATAAGTCAAGCGATTTTCAGAAAAAAAGACAAAAAAAACCCCTGTAAAAACAGGGGTTTATAATTTTTTTTGAAAAATTTACCGTTTTTTCTTAGCGAGCTCTTGCGAAATCCAGTTTTTTGCAATGTGATTCGTTACTTTTTTCTTAACCAGCATTGCGATTCGCTTCCACACCTTATTAAACACATCTTCACCAGCATCATTATTATCTACAATAATCATACTTGATGCACCAAAAAGTCTTTGAAACTTACCGATATTCTGTTGAACGCCGTTCCACATTTGTGTAACTTGATCTTCTGGAAGTGTGCGAGAACGCATTCTATTACGTTCTTGTGCAGTTTCCAGTGATGTGTTCACAAAAATCATGTAACATTCATATCCAAGATTCTTGAGGCCTGCGACTTGTTTTGCAATCTTATCATAGTCTTTACCAGTACCATCAATGATAAGTCCAAGTCTACCTTGCAAGAAATTACCTTGCATGACTTTAGTTGTTGCTTTCGCACGAACTCTAATTGCTTGACCCTCATCTGAAAAGATATCTTCTGGTGTAGGTTCTAGTCCAGCGTCTTTCAACATCTTCTCATAGATATCATCGCTGTTGACAATCTTCATACCTAGTCCACCAGTTGTTCTGCGAACAACGTAAGACTTACCAGAGCCGGGCCCGCCTGCTAGAAAAATTGCTTTAAATATATTAGGGTCATAAACCCCCTCTTGCAGTTCCGTAAATGTTTTCATCCTTAAATCCTAACAACTCCATAGTTCGTTCTTTATACATTTTCTCATAGTATTTAGTCTCCTCATCTTTTACAACCTCTACTCTTCTTGTAATCTGTTTTTGAAAAGTCATTTTTTGAAGTCTGTTTTTGAGTTTGGAAGTCATGTCTTACCTCGTTAAGTTAAATGGTTAAATCATAACAAATGAGTTGTTTTTTATGGCCCTCCTTTAGAATAATACCTCGCCAGGGTCTGATTCACCAGTTGGGATAATTTCATCCACTGAACTGCCTCCATCTGTACATAGTACACCCTGTATCGGATATCTGGTTTGTACTGTATCTCTTACACAATCCATAAGAATTTCATGTTTATGCAACCCCTGCCCTCTTGTGAAAGAGTGATGAAGTTTAGATACAAGATATTTACCTGTCAATTGTAGATCATTTTCACCGTTGATTTTGTCTTTAATGATAACACCAATCAAATCACCGGCTTGTAATGCAGTATTGCCAGGCACTTTAAGTCTTAAAGAAACAGCAGAGTTCAAAGAAGAAAAACGAGACTTTCTTCTCTGCAACCATTTGTCTGTTCCCATGTAATCGTGAGCATCTGTATAGGCGGGATTTAACAATCCGCCAGGAGTATCTCTATCAATCATTTGCAAATACAAAACTGAATCTGAATACTCAGAAATCTTTTTATTATAATCATCAATTAGTTCTGATGCAGCAGGCCCTTTTTCTGAACCGTATCTATTAAATTTGTCTACATGAACATCTTTGTCGAAATCTTTTAGATAGTCATATTCAAATTCTTTATAATCTTTATTGAAAACATCCAGAAGAAATAGTTTTGAACCGTACATACCAGAACGTCTACTTGCTAGGGTGTTTGTTGTTGAAACAACATCATAGTCTAAAATATTCTGTAACAACAAGTCAGGCCTGTTTCTCACAACATCTTCGTTTGGTGTAAGTTCTCTAAAAATAAATCTGGGATTTTTCCTATCCATCATACTATCAATCGTTCTAAAGAAATATCCCTTTACAGTTTCATAGAATAGAAATGTAGGTGCATAGTCATACTCTTTAGAAGTACAACGTCTAGCGATTGAGTTGATAAATTGAAATGGTCTAATGTTTGGTGCGATTAGTTTGAAGTTATTAGTTGTCTCTTCATAATAAAATTCTTTTTTAGAATTTAATAGTTCATCGTCACGCAACATGTTTAGAATAATGTCTTTTGCTGGTTCACCCTTATATGACTTTACAACTCTGATAGAATTGTTTCTTACAAGTTCAGCTGTAGTAAATGATAGACTGAACGCATCAGTGTTATCATTGATACCAATTTTACTGTTTATCTTATAAATGTAAAGGGGTTGGTCACTGAAGTTGATAATTCTAGTTCTATCATCAGTGTCATCAGCATTTGGTGTTGCAAGTTTTAATTTGAGTTTTTCTTGTCCACAAATACGAGCATTACTCAAAATATCATTTGTGTCTACAAATGATATATCACCAGAAATAGAGTTTTGAAATATATCTTCGTATATATCAATTGACGCAACAAGGTCGATTAAATTTAATTCTAAACCACCAACCGTACACAGTTTGCATTCTTCAATAATATACTCACCGGCATATTGAATTTCAGACATTATTAATTACCACGCAATCTAGATTTTAATTCCTGTTTGATTTGTCCAACAAATTCTGGTTTTACTAATCTGATTTTTCTTTTTTGTTCTTGCAATAATTCTTCATATTCATAATTTGTTATAGTAACAGCACCTACTGGAATTGTGTTTGCGGCATCGTTTGGTATTTCAATAACTTTTGTGGTATCACCAGATGTTTGACTAAACTCGTAATGGTGTGTTGCGTTTACGTTAGAATATTTACCATGAACATAATCTTCAAATTGTGCAACTGACATTGGCCAATCTTCATACCTGTCTGTTACGTTATTTGCTAGTAAAACAATCCAATGCAATAGAGGATCACCATAAAATTCATTTGCAATATACTCTGGGGTTTCACCATCTTTTACATCATAGTAATCAAATACAATATTATTTTTTTTCGCAAGGTCAGTGAACCTAACTCTTTTTGTAATATCAGAGAGAAGAACTAAATCTCCATCACCATGAAAATCCACTGCAACTTTAGGAAAACTTTTGAAGTATGACATAATTAGTACCCTTCTCTAACTTTTTCTTTAGTGATCAGGTCAAGTTCTTTAAATTGAAGTGTAAGTTCTGTTTCTACTGGTTGATGATCTTTAAAAAACTGAGGGCGTTCTCCACCAAATTTTACATTGACAGCTTCTAAAGCGCACTCACCAATTCTATGTAGATGAATGCCTGGTTTATATGAAATATCAAATGTTGATGGAACAATCATTGTTCGCCCTTCTACACCAGTACCACCCTTTTCAAAATTAGGCATAGAGTGATATCTAAACATTGTTACAATTTCTTCAACATCAGCAGCTTCTGCTGCTGTCTTTGGTAACATTTTAAATGTGAAAGAGAAAGATCGTCTATCAATACCCTCAAACTTCATTTCAGTTCTGTTATTGGTTATTTGTCCATCTTTAATTTGTTGGGCTGCTTTTGATCCAACAAATGCCACATCTTGTAATGTAAGTAATGTATTTTTTGCTTCATTTTTAAAATTATCCAAAACATTATTAACATTAAAGTTTTTTAAGTTTGATAAATCTGCTAAATTTGCAGCTGCAACCAATCCGATTTCTGCTTCACCATAGTTTGCTTTATGTGAAACTTCTAATGATGCCGGCATATAAAGACAAATGGATGTTCCAAGCTTTCTTGTTGGCGGTCGTGGAACTCCTATCGTACTAAATTCCGAACTTCTTCCGGCAGGAGCTGTAGAATACGCTGTGCCACCAAAATCTATCTTTGATTTTTCTTGGACATTGATTTGGAACATCACATAGTAATTTGCTGCATCAGCAGATACATCTGAAGGGTACTTCAGGAATGGTTTACCTGTGTCTGATCCCAAGTTTGTTACATTTGCCATCTAAATAGTCCTATACATTGTGAAAGTATTTATATAGACATGGCATACAGAGGTAGATATATTCCATCAAAACCACGAAAATACAAAGGCGATCCATCAAATATTATTTATCGCAGTTTGTGGGAGCGTAAGTTTATGGTTTATTGTGATAGAAATGACGCTATCCTAGAGTGGGGTAGTGAAGAAATTATTATACCTTATATATCTCCTCTAGATGGTAGGAGACACCGTTACTTCCCTGATTTTTATGTTAAGGTGAAGCAACAAGACGGTTCTATAAAAAAAATGTTGATTGAGGTTAAACCCAAAGCACAATGTGGCCCCCCTAAACAACCCAAACGTAAAACACCAAGATTTGTTCAAGAAGTCCGTACATGGGGTGTGAACAAAGCAAAGTGGGAAGCTGCTATAGAATGGTGTAATGATAGAAAGATGGAATTTAAAATTCTCACTGAGGATCATCTTGGGTAAATCGTATAAATAGAAGTATGACATACTTTGATGATATACTAGAAAAAACTGGCGGCAAAGAACGCAGCGTTAGATGGTTTCGTGAGAAAGTTAAAGAACTTGGAACACCACCATCTCGTCAACTCATTTCTGAGGGGGTTGTGACTGGCCGTCCAAGTTTTGGTCGAATGAATTTCTTTTACTACGATCCAAAACATAAATTTGAATTACCATACTATGATAGGTTTCCATTGGTTATGCCAATTGAAGAGTATAGAGATGGGTTCTTAGGATTAAATTTTCACTACCTATCTATACCTATGAGATTAAAACTGTTGAACATAATTACAGAGTATGCATCAAATGATAGGATGGATGACACTACGAGAATCCGACTTACATGGAACAGAATTAAAAGAAACCCTATGGTCAAACCAACAGTAAAAAGATATTTGGCAGATCATGTCAAAACACCATTCCGTAGAATTGATGCAGACGAAATGATGGTTGCAGTATTGTTACCTGTTCAGAAATTTGTTAAAGCAACTGAAAACAAAGTTTATGCAGATTCTAGAAGAATGATAAACACAAGGAGGCCTGTATAATGGCAGCTTTAGACGAATTCATCAGCAGTTTTAGTAAGTATGGTGGCCCTGCACTTTTAAACAGATTTGAAGTTGTTATCATAGCACCAGCAGAAGCGGTTCCAAGTTATGATGACGATAGACATGTTTCATTTAGAGTTGAAACTGTAACAATGCCTGGCAGAAACATCAGAACTGTTACGAATGAAAATATCTATGGGCCAACACATGAGATGGCACAAGGTTTGACATATGCTGAAGATGTGTCTATGACTTTCTTTTTATCAGCAGAACACTTTGAAAGAAATTATTTTATGATGTGGATGGATTATATCTATAAACCAAACACTTTTGATTTGGAATATTATCAAGCATATCATCGTCCTATAAACATATACCAATTAGGTAAAAATGGAAAAAGACTGTCTGGTGTTCGATTGAATCAAGCATTTCCAAAAACATTAGGCCCCATTGAGTTTTCTCAAGCATCCTCAGATTTGGGTAGACAAGAAGTTTCTTTTGCATTTAAGGACATAACATTCTTAGATGCAAATGGAAGGTCTATTTCAAATCCAGACAGAAGAGCTGGTAGTTATAGCAGAGAACAAATTTATCCAGTTTCAGAAACACCCGCCTTGGATAGAACATCTAGTATTGATGCTTTTAGGAGACTTCAAAATATAAATGCTGCACCCATTGAGCAGTCTATTCGTACAGCTGGGTACACACCAGATAGATTTACCACTGTAGAAGAAAGACGAAACTTTCCAAATGCAGATGTTGATGAATTCGGGCCAGTATAATAATTACATAATGCACTATAGGAGATAAATTATGGCATTACCAAAACTCGCTTCGGCGAAATATGAGTTGACGCTCCCTTCAACTGGACAAAAAGTTGAATACCGTCCATTCCTTGTAAAAGAGGAAAAGGCACTGATGCTTGCACAACAAGCAGGCACACAGGCAGATATGATAAGAGCAGTACAGGACATTGTAGAGTCTTGTACATTTGACACTCTTAAACCAAAAGAACTGCCAATTTTTGATATTGAGTATGTTTTTATTCAGTTGCGTGCCAAGTCAGTTGGTGAAAAAACAGAGGTAACTATCACTTGTCCAGATGACAAGGAGACAAAAGCCTCTTTGGAAATTAATCTATCAGAAATTGAATGTGTTCGTGAAGTTGGACACGATACAAAGATTAAATTGACTGATACTATTGGAATAATCATGGATTATCCAAAGATTGATATGATGGCACAACTAGATACAGAAAATGAAACAGTTGCTACATTTGAAGTAATTAAAAATTGCATCAGTCAAATTTATGATTCAGAAAACGTATATGTTAGAAATGACATGGAAGATAAAGAACTAGATGAGTTCATTGAGTCTATGACACATGAACAGTTTGAAAAAGTAAACCAGTTCTTTGCATCTATGCCAAGAGTTAAAAAATCTGTTAAAGTCAAAAACCCCAAAACTGGTGTTGAGAGTGAAGTTGTTCTACAGGGAATGTCTGATTTTTTTTAATAGCCCTTTCCCACAATAGTTTGGAAAATTATTACCGAATGAATTTCCAACTGATGCAACATCACAAGTACTCCTTAACAGAAATAGAGAATTTGATACCGTGGGAAAGGGAAGTTTATGTTTCTTTACTCCTACAGCATTTAGAGGATGAGAGAACAAGACAGAGACAGCAAGCAGCTGATAGAAAGAGATAAATAAGTTAAGGGGAGACTATGGCTGAGGAAGAGAAAAAGACTGTTACCGTTGACGCAGCGGTAGCAAAGCGAGATTTGAATGGAGATGGACACATCTCTCAAGAAGAATATGAGATGAATATGGAATTTAGAAGAAAAGAACTAGAGGATGCAGATGCTCGTAGAGATGCAATGCGTCAAATGGCATGGTTCTCTTTATTTGGTATGTTACTATATCCCTTTGCTGTTGTCCTTGCAGTTTGGGTTGAATTAGATCAAGCATCAAAAATACTTGGTGACATGGCCGCAACATATTTTGTTTCAGTTGCTGCAATCGTTATGGGTTTCTTTGGTGCAAACGCTTATGCAGATAAAAAGAAATAGGTAATTTAAATGGCAAACTTTTCAGAAGTCGTTGATGAACTAAAAGAAAACAATCAACAAACCGCAGCTCTTGTGAATTTACAACAACAAGAAGTTGCTATAGAAACTGCAGCGGGCGGTGCAGCTTCTGCGAGTGCCAAAGAAACAGAAAAGAACAGAGAGGGTGAGCGTTCTCAAAACAAAATACTTGCCTCACTCCAATCAATTTCTGGTGGAATTGGGGGGATGGCTGGTAACTTCGGTGAAATGTTAAAAGAC